TTGGTGCTACCTGCCCGATCTTGATCAAGAAGGCTTCGTTTTCTTTTTCCCACTCGGACATATTAACTCCAACTCGTAAGGATATTGACGGACATCTCGCAACTGAGTAGGTCTCCCGAAGCAGCATTGAGAACGCTAGGTGCGCTGATCGCGCTTACATTATAGGTCAAAGATGAATCTGCGAGCTTGGCGAACACGCTACAAACAGTATCTTCTATGCCGTTAAGATTGCCTTCATTGTCAAACAAAGGCACAGTCATGATGATCTTAAAGTTAGCCATCGGGCTAATAGTTATATGTTGGTTATTGTTAGGAGTCAGATAAGGGTCATCTGGAGTAACGATAACTGAATTGGCTAGAACTGTTGCTGGAGGAAATGCGAAGACTTGATACTTGCTATCGTCTTGGAGTGCCTCGGCTAATGTCGTTCTAAGTGATGTGATAGCAACTGTCATTATCCCACCATCGAATTAGGACTTAGTGCATGGGCAATCATGCCCCTTATTTTTGCCAGAAGTTGTGCTGACATCCGATAAGGGGATGGCTGGAAATCGACCAAGTTACTGCCTGAAAGGGTGGCGGTAGATGCTTGCCAGATTTCAACAGCTATCATTGAAGATGCTTGTACTACTGCTGCATCGGTAGTCCAGTCAACATTGGTTGCACCTGCCACTTGACCTAATGGAGCAACTGCATGCTTTACTGTTGCAGTTGGGCTACCAGTTACAGCGAATGTTATTGAATCTTCACCGACTGCTGTCAGTGTCTTGGTGCCGTTAAATGGTGAACCATTACCGGTGATCACTACAGACTGGCCTACATAAAACACATCTTGGATCTCTGTGTCAAAGTACAAAGTGCCTTCAGTGGTGGTGTTGCTTTGTAGCGAATTAAATTGGTAGTTATTCCATAGCATCGGCAGAAGAACTGCATCGGATGCATCACAAACAGATTGAAGAGTCGCATCTGGATACAAGGTACCCACTCCGAGAGTGCTTCTTAATGAAGCAACTGTTGTGACTGACATTTCAATCCTTTCTAAAGACTCTGAGGGGCAGAAGGGCACTGCCCCTCAGAGCGACTTAGTAACCTATTAAGTAAGGTTGAACTTACGAACGCCCTTACCTGACTTAGCAAGATAGATTGCTAGGTATCCGTAAAGGTTGATTTCGATTTCGCCAGATGTTAATACATTGACGCGAAGTTGTGTTTGTGGTGATTCCCAGCAATAAACAGATGATGGAGCAACCAAGTATGCTGAATTATCGACTACGCCTGAAGTTGTGATGTTGTGATCAACGATCAAATCAGTGCCAAGAATGTTACCGCGAACAGATGTTGCTACTGCGTTACCTGCTGCGTTGTATGTTGCACCTTGTGCTGAGTAGAGTGCGCGACCTGTTGTGTCTGCGTAGCCTGTGATTGCAGCCCATTGATCTGTTGAAGCAACTAGCTTGTTAGCGAAGTCTCCACCAGTACCCTTATATGCTGCTGCACCTTCTACAGAGATGAATGATTGTAGTCCGGCAGCTGTTGCTGCTGTTGCTGCCGCTGTTGTACCTGAACCAAAAAACTCTGCTAGAAGTGCTGCATCTGTTGCCTTCTCGTATGCTTTGCGGAGTTCAATCATCATTAGTTCCATGAAAGCAGGTTGAGATCTGTCAACGAGCTCAAAACTCACTCGCTGAATTCCACTGAACTTATTTACATTTATTGTGTCGAAGGTAGAGGTCATTCCGGTTTCTGATGGTGCTGAACCTTCGTTAGTGTCTGCAACTGTTGGTGCAGTATTTGGTGTTGCAGCATTAGTATAAAGTCGAGGAACTGTAAAACTCATACCATCTGGCAAAAGTGCCTGACGAGTTGCAGCCTCAAATGCTGGACGGCCTGTGAAGGTGTCTGTAATAAATGTGTTTAGGTGTGGTGCAAGTGTAAGACCATCGTTTGTTGATGTTGTGTCATCTGCTGCGCGAACGATGCGGCGTGCTTCGTCATCGCCCATTGCTGCCTTGATGTTGGCTTCTAGGTACTGCGCTGATGTGATTGGTGCAATGCGCTCACGCACAAATGTAGTTGCAGTAACAACAGGACGAGCAGCTTCAACTGCTGCTGCCTCTACTGGTGCTGCAACTGTCTCTGGAGTATTCTCCACAGCTGTCTCGCTTTCTGTTGGTTGGATTTCTTCTACTGCTTCTGGAGTGTCCTCAGCAGCTACATCGATAACTTGAGCCGACTTAAATGCTGGCTCTGTTACCAAACTTACTTCAAGCAACTTGGCAGCAGATACAAACATCACATTGCCTTTTTGCTTTGACTTGATTACTTCAACTCCGACACTCAGGCCGCTTTGTAATCCTTCTTCTGCAAGGATTAAAGCTTCTGTACCCCTGTTGCTGCGACTGACTTTGAAGCTAGCATAAACGCCATCTTCTTGTTCAGTGAACTGTGTAGCCTTCCCTAAAGGTTGGCGTGAGTCATGTTGATTTAATAATTTTACAGTCTTAGGATCTTCTGGAAGTGCGATTGCGCCCTTCTCGAACACGACCTTACCAGCTGAAGTGTTACCGACTTCGCCTGTTCCTGCTGGAACGATCTTGCCTGAGATTAAGCGTTCCTCAACATTGGCAATTAGTCCAGAGGTAAAAGTAATTACCTGATTTTCCATTATTCGATTCCTTCACTTCCGTTAGGTGTTAAATCTTCCATTTCCATAGCCTGCTCGACTGTGATCAAGCCAAGAGATAGCATCTTCTCAATTACTAACAAGCGTTCCATTGGCTCTGTTGCTAGGAATGAAGAATTTACATCGAACTTAACTACATTACCTCTAGCAGTGATGTCATCCATTGAGAGACGATCTTCAATAGCACAAACATAAGGAGCTAGTGTTAGAGAGTAAAATTGTTTTCTTTCGTCAAGCACATTGGCATAAGTCATGCTGTTGTTGGCTTCTGCTGATAACAGGTAGGCAGGTACATTACACAAGCGAGCAATCTCAGTAGCCAAGAATTGCTGTGCTTCGTCATACATCATGTCTTTAGGTGAGAATGATGTTGGCTGATATTCAAGAGTAGATGTTAGGTAAGCAGTCGCACGATTTTGTCTAGCGATCTTCCATGATGCAAGCAATCCTGCAACTTCTTTAGGATCTAAGTCGGCACCGTTGTTCCGTAACACTCCGCTTGGCATTGGAGTGCTTGCTGCAATAACTGCTGCCTTGCGAAGATCAACAGCAGCTCTAATCGTTTCAGATCCGCGCTCTAAGATGCCTTCATCAAATGCTTGGAATGTTACTAACGATCCAAGACCGGACATTGGTACTGCAACAGCATCAATAAAATACTCTGTAATTTCCATGCCGTAAAGATCAGTATTAAATGTAACCTTGACATTAGGAATCCACTTGAAGCGAGCAGGGCGTCCATCCTCTGCATACAATTCTGTAACTTGCCAATAAGCCACGCCGTACATCATTAGTGAATCAACAGTCCATGCCATTGTTATTGATCGAGGCTGATTGATTGCTGGTTGATCACACCAGATTGGATTGCCTAATTGTTCACCTGTTGACTTGCGATATAAATTGAGAGGCAGGCCGCCCACCACTCCGCTAATAAGGTTTCTGCATCTAGCTATGGAAGGCACAGACATGGCCTCATTGCGTTGAACGCGAGGCAATACATAATTAAATAGCGAGTTAAGATTCTCGCCCATAATAGTAGGGGCGTACTGCGCTGTAAGCGATGTCTTATTAGGAGTGGTTGCTTCTGTTTTGCGAAATAGACCCATAGTCATAAAGTGTAGCATTTGTCAAGTAAATAGACAACACCCCACGAAGTGTCTAGGTATAAATCTGAGGCTTAGGCTGAGGGATCATTAACTTAGATACGACCATGGCAAGACCAATAGGTGCCGAGATGTCTCCAGCTGACTTTCGCTTAATGATCCGCCATGCAGAATCGTTGACTTTAGCGGCACAATTATTCATCTGCTGGATCAGTTCTGCCTGCCCATTGTGAACGACTCGATGATTAACTAGGCCTTCTAATAAATCGCCACAAGCCTTGTAGAACTGCTGGCCTGAGACATCCTCAACCATAACTCCAGAATTGTGAAGTCGATCTGCAATAGTCTGTGTGGCGTACTTGTCAAAGCAGACTAGGCGAGGCCGATATATGTCGCACCATGCCTTTATACTAGCTGCCATCTTTAGTTCATCCACAGCAACCTGTGAGCTGTAAGTCTCTAGGATTCCAATGCCAATCCTGCCATCTGGCAATAATTGTCCAGCAACAAGTGAGCCGTTACGCCTTGAAGGGCTAACATCAAAGCCGAATACTGTATAAGCACCAACTGACATCTCTAAAGTGCTATCGCTAGTTTCTTCCAGCACTCCATGAGGCCAAGGACTACTTAATGAGTCGATCCATTGGCATAGCGTTTCAGTGCGCGTATTTTCAATCGGCGAAGTAGCAATCGCCTCTTCAATCGCCTCTTCTGTGATAGTGTATCCCAAAGAGGGGTTAGCCAAAGCCCATGCATCGCGATCAGTTA